TAGAATATTAAGAATTCTTAAAATTATTCATAACTTTACACACGTATAAAACGTTCGTGGCGGTTAATTCTGGGTATAGTGGTGGGCATACATGATTTTCACAAAATTCTTCTGTGATGGGCAAATTGTATTCTTTTTCTTTATACGGGGTCATCCGATGCACACCCTTGAAATAAACTTCACCCGTAAAAGATATACCATTTTTCTTAGCGTACTCTTTTAGTTTTTCTCTATTATTTTTAGTTGAACCCATGAGTATGACTATACATTTATAATTAGCACAAACTCCGTTTTCTTGTTTTATAACTTTGAACATTTGTTTGTCTAAATTGTCTATGTATAGTTTTAATAATTCGGTTCGTTTTTTAATTCTATCTCCAACTCGACGACATTCTAAACTTCCTAATAGTCCGGTAAATTCGTTAATTTTCCCATTTACACCATCTTCTTCAATTTGAACTAACTGTGAAGAACTAGCACCTTCTATTTGTTTTCCAAATTGTCGGATACTTAACATCAGTTTATAAAGATTTTCTGAAGTAGTCGTTATCATCCCAGCTTCGCCCGCCGTCATCACTTTTGTCGGAAAAAACGAAAACGCTCCTATATGTCCTATAGTACCAGCATATTCGTTTTCTACATTTGATAGATGTGCGTGTGCGGCATCTTCTATTAATTTAACTTCATGCTTGTCGCATATAGATCGTATTTCCTTAAAATGTGGGGATATTATACCCCCTATATGTACTAACACCACAGCCTTTACTTCATTGGGTTTGTATCTAGAAAGTAAATCGTTTAATTTATTAGGGCATACTTGCAGATAATCGGGTTCTATATCAACAAATTCTACATTTCCTCCCGCATTTTTTACAGCACATTGGGTGGCGAAAAATGTATTACTCGGTGTAATGACAATTTTATTTTTTACGTTTATTGCACGAAGTGCTATTTCCAAAGCCATGGTACCAGAGTTAACAGCTATGGTATAGGGAGACTTAACTAATTTCCCAAACTCGCATTCAAATTCTCTTACATATTTATTATCACTAATTGGTCTGTTAGATGTCATGATGTCCGAAGCTTTGTCACAAAATTCCTTCACCATACCGGGTTCAAATTTTAAGTCAAATATAGGTATATTTGGTTGTTTATGATCTATGTCCAAATATGTCCCAGAAAATTTCGAATCTATACCATGTTTACCGACATTTCCAACCGATTTAAGTATTACTAAATTATCTTCCTTTAAGTCGGTAATATTAGAACTCTGAATTTCACAATGAACAAAACCGTCTCTTGCGCAAATCACCGGTTGCGTATATGAACAATATTTAGAATTAGATAACACCTGACCTACTTGACTTGTGTGAAAGATTGTGATTTCTTCTTCGTTCATATCATCCACGTGTGTAACGTATTTAACTTCAAACCATATTTCTTTATCATTAGGTGTGACAGTTCTTATGGTTGGATAAGGTCTAAATAAATTGCTATCAGAAAATCTTTCAATAAATTTACATTTCCAATCCCACGATACATAAGAATCGTTTGGCATACCTTGACAATGATAGTTATTACCCTTTTCGTTCATTTTCTTTATAGTTTTCATATTTGACATATCGTAAATACCAGACTGAAGAGATTTTAAGATAATTGGTAATCTTTTAACAGCTTCGTTTGAAAGTAATTTATAAGCCTTTTCAGACGTACATCTTTCCGGTACTTTAACTTCTTGAATATCTACAATCTTATCAGATAAATCGATATCCGTATTACAGAAATATGTAGTAAAACCTTGTGGTAAATTTTTTAAAATTGCCCACATAGACGGATTACATCCCCTGTTCATAGGAATTATACCAAAATGAGTATTAATGACACCATATTTTGAACTTTTATTTAAAAATTCTTCTTTTAATATACCATCATATCCACCTAATATGACAATATCCACATTTAGATTTAAAAATTTGTCTATGTGTTTATTCACATTGATGTTACCAAAATAGGGTATAGAATTGTCTTTACATAAATTCTCCAATTCTATTTCTAGTTTATTCGAATGATCCCTTTTTTTAGATTTAGAAGTTGCGTACACGATTTCATAGTTATCATCAGATATGAGATGTTTAAAATATTCTAGCCCATAATCACTTAATCCCAAAAATCCTATGCGTTTTATAGGTATTTTATGTGTTTCTGGCTCGATTAATATTTTAACACAATCATCATATGATGACGCCATTTCAAATGCAGATTGAATGTTTTCTAACGGCGTTTTATGCGTTATTATTTGTTCACAATCTTTAGTTATACTAGGCGATTCTTCTATGAGTTTTAAACATTCTTCTAAACACTGATTCGATCGTCTCACGTTTATAATTAACAATTCTTTTGTTCTAGCTTGATGAGCGTTAAATTCCAGATGATCAACTTCGGGTATGCCAACTAGCGCGAGTACTCCATTTATTGCACTAACTTTAATACTAGAGTTAAAACTTTCTGTCGTGCCAGCACAGTCTATGACCAGTTCACAACCGTTATAGTTTGTGAGTTTTTTGATACAGTCGATAGATTCATCCCATGTAAATGTTTTCTTAGCTCCGAGAGATATGGCTATTTTTCGTCGATATTCTAGATTATCTACCACGTAAATATTTTTTATTCCATGCGATTTTAGTATTATGAGCTGGCAAAGTCCTATAGAACCCGAACCAAATATAACGGCGCTTCCACCAAATATATTTTCGTTTTTGATGTTACATAATTTAAATGTATGTAAAGCAACTGCCAGTGGTTCGCATAATGTAGCCAAAGATAAATCAATACTATCTGGAACTTTGAAAACCTGTATAGAATTTACACAAACAAATGTCGCGAAACACCCAGGTGTTTTATTAGCACCCATAAAGGTTCCTTCCGTACATAAATTGTGTTTTCCCATTAAAGACCACTTAGATGTGAGGCATGGACAACCAGGTTCTATAGCAACGCGATCACCGTTATTAAATCCCTTGACGTTATTCGCATCCACAACTATACCAGCTGGTTCATGTCCCATGTACATGGGCAAAGGTGTTTTAAAACTACCGAGTCCACCATGTCTAAAATAATGCAAATCGGATCCACATATACCAGCGTATACAATTTTAATTAATAATTGACCTATCTTAGGTGTGGGTATAGGTTCCGTTTTAATTTCTAGTTTACCTGGTTCCGTTAATAATGCGATTCGATTATATGATTGCATTATATAAAGAATAAACACGTAATATCTTTAAATGGTAAAAAAGTTAATAGTTACTACTACTATAAATAGTCCTACAGAAGCTACCAAAAGATATGATAAAATAGAAGGTTGGGATTTTTTAGTAGTAGGAGATAAGAAAACGCCGCATGACGAGTATAAGAATTATAATTATTTACATCCCGAAGACCAAGAAAAAGTAGATAAAAATTTATCCGACATGATTGGATGGGGTTGTATTCAGAGGCGTAATCTCGGATTTGTGTACGCGTTAAAGAATGATTATGACTACATAGCCACGGTAGATGACGATAACATACCATATGATAATTGGGGTGAAATGTTTACTCCTCAAGAAGTAGATATATATTCTACAGATTTTGGATTTTTTGACCCCTTAAGTGTAACAAGTTATAATCATTTATGGCACAGAGGATTCCCTATCCAATATGTACATAAGAAAAATAACGTCATAAAAAGTAAGAAATTTTGTTCAAAGTTTGATGTTCAGGCAAATTTATGGGATGGCGATCCAGATATAGATGCTATTTGTAGAATGGTATACGCACCCGAATGTAAATTTGATAGTTCTTGGTATACAACTGATTGTATGACACCATTTAACAGTCAAAACACTATAGTATCAAAAAAAGCGCTTAAACATTATTTTATGTTTGATAAAGTTGGTCGTATGGATGATATTTTCGGTTCGTATATTCTTCAGAAAAAGGGTTTTAATGTGGTATTTGGACCACCCTCAGTTTATCAAGATAGAAACGAACATGATTTAACATTGGATATGAAAAGAGAATATATTGGGTACGAAAACGTAAAGGATATAATACGCGATGACAGCTTTGTACCATTTGAATCTTATAATCGATATAGAGAAATTGTAGAATCATTTACATAACCATACCGGCAACTAATTTCACCTTATTTACGTAATATACGTATCCACCTATGAGAACTGCCAGAGCTAGAAGAACATAGTTAAATGACATTTTCTTGCGTTTCTTTTCCGTTTCTTCTATAATCCTCTCGGCCGTTTCTCTACTTGGGAGTTTATCAACACTCTGATGTAACATCTCTATCTTACCTATGAGAGTGTGTATAGCTTCTAATATCTGGGCTTCTTTTGTTACAGGCTTTTCTTTGTGATTCACTGTAGTCACCTCTAATACCATATACCACGCAGCATCCGGTTGCAATGTTCTGTAGTCACCGTCATCTTGTTGCTCATATATGGTAAAATGTAGTTTTTGTATAGACATAGGATTAAAGTAGTTTGTCTTGCGATTGAAACTTTTCCATTGTTTATCGCGTAAGACAATTCCATTACTCCCCGTGAAATGCCTCTCCAAAGGTACGCGTGCAAATATCTGTCCATGACGTTCGTCTAACATTTGAGCGACTTGGGGAATATCTGGACAGACTATATCCACAAATTTAGCCACGTTCGTGTTGAGTGTGGCAGTATTTTCTCCTACTTGAGTGATATAAAAATCAACCATTTTTATACCGAGAACCTTACTAAAATCTTCGACGTGTGTATTGGATGTCAGTGATAAATCAAGCGAAAACGTATTGTTCGTTCCGGTGACGTACCTAGAATCCAGTACGATATATTGTACTTTTTTAGGTATATCGTATATCGATTCCATTCTATTATGTTCAAAGAAATAAAAAAACCTAAGTCGACCACATTTTTCCTAAAAATCAAGATGTCCGAAATCATGGAAACTCCGCAACCCACCGAGATCGATCTCCTTCGTGCTGAAATTGAAACGTTGCGTAAAGAAAATGAAGAGTTAAAATCGAGAGTAAAACCAAAGAAAGTCAAACCCATCAAGATCAAATGCCCTTTCATCACGGCTAAGGGTGAGCAGTGTCGTAAGTTTTGTGCGGAAGGAATGCAGACGTGTAAGGTTCACTCGAGACCTCTCAAGCCTCCCAAGGAGCCCAAGCCCCCGCGCCCGAAGCGTCAGGCTTGTACCGGTATCAACATCCGCGGGAACCCTTGTAGGCGTAAATGTCTTGAAGGAAAGACGTATTGTGAGAGACACGACCCGGATAACCCAATCGTTCCTAAAAAAACTAAACGGGCACTCAAAAAAACGACACCCGTACATAACCATCTCCCGGGTGAGAAACCCGAGACGCCTTGTGTACTGTGTCAGACACACGGTGACATGTTTGATATGAACGTTACCACAGTTCAATATGTTGAAACACCTGGTGAGGATGGAATGACTCTTAGTGAGCGTGTAGCTGAGTACGATAGAACTTAATGTGCATGTAATATATATGAGATGGAGTTTTTACATTAAAATCGTACCTTTTGGTACGTTATTATCTTTATCATCAAACTGCTATAAAAAAAATACTAGATAATATAAATGTTCACACCCATAGGAAATGTCGTATTTATCGTGGGCATGATATTTGCCCCGGTCTACGTCATAGACAAATATTTACCAAAAAAACCAGAACCCATTGCCCCCAAAAACGAAGAGTTTAACAAACCTTTCGTATTTACAGGAAGGAATAAATACTCACCAAACTTTTCTAAAAACCGTTCGTGATTATTCCATCTATATTGAACGTATACATATGTTGTAATTCCAGATCGTTTTTATGTGTATATGTATAGACCTTCACGTTTTTCTTTTTACATTCTAAGATAAACTGGTGATCTAAACACGTCCAATGTATCATCACAGCCGAAAAATTGCGTAATATCATGTCATATTCACTGTGATGATATACAGCTTCAAATGTCGTTCCCTTTTTATATTGATATGGTAAATTGAATAATATCTTACGATTAAAACTACAAAATATTACATTTCTCACGGACTTAAATTTATAAAAAAATTTTAAACTGTCCGCTATGTCCAAGTTATTTCCTTTTATATCCAACAACAATAATACATCTTCTATGTCCGGGATTTTTTCGTATATTTCGGCTAATGTACATAATCCTTTCTTTTTTATTTCATCATACGTCATGTCACGAATAAATTTATCTTCATGATAAAGATCGTGTGCTAAAACGAGTTCGCCGGTTTCGCACATTTGTACGTCTATTTCTAAACCGTCATATCCTCGACCGACAGCTTCTCTGATGGATTCTAAGCTATTTTCTCTATATTTTAACGAAAATCCTCGATGAGCTATACATAACATATCTTATATTATTCAAATAAATTAAACGAACTTAAAATGAATCGTAGATAACGAATTAGAAAATGTCTCTCGGTCTCGTCGGCCTCGGTGCCATCGGTGGAAACCTCGCAATCAACATCCAAAAGTCTAATAATCTTCATGTTTACAATCGAACACCTGAACAGATTAAAACACTCGAAGATTCGTATGTAAATATTCATGGCCATCATTCTATAGAAGATATGGTTTCTGAAATGGAATCTCCTCGAACTATTATTACAGCACTTCCCCACGGTGAGGTAACAGATTCTGTAGTGAAACAGTTGAGTAAGTCTCTAACTGAAAACGATACAATCATCGATTGTTCTAACGAGTACTATAGAACGTCTAGAAATCGTGGTGCATATTGTCAGTCAAAGGGGATCAATTATATGGGTGTAGGTCTATCCGGTGGCGCCGAGGGTGCGCGAAAGGGTCCAGCTCTTATGATAGGATCCACATGGGATACATTCAAACAGAACGAACCACTGTTCAAATCAATCGCCAAAAGTTATGCCTATATGGGCGTTGATTACGGCGTTGGCCATTTCACCAAAATGGTTCATAACGGTGTAGAGTATGGTATGTTACAGGGTATTGCCGATGTATTCGCGTACTGCAATCAAGATAAGTTTTATATGTCGCAAGTACTAGATGCAGCTAACGATATTGACATTGACGGTTATCTTTTATCTTCAGCTAGAGATGTACTCGATAGCTATAAAATAAATAAGATTGCGGATGTGGGTGATATGAACAATACGGGTTTGTGGTGTTCGCAAATTGGTTTAGAATATGGAATTCCTACACCTGTTATTAATTCGGCTGTGACTGCGCGATTTACGAGTCGATACATTAAAGCGTATAACGCTTGTCAGCATCTAAACTACGCATTTGATGCGCAAGTAGGAGTAAATGCGTTACGGTTCGTGTTTTCTACCTCTATTTTGGAGGGTTTTGATTTAATGAATACACGACACGTGAAAGATGAAAGTATCAAAAGGGCCTGGTCTTCTGGTACTATCATTGATTGTCCCATGATCGACGGCGATCATCGATCTATTTTGGAAGAGACTGTAAATGATGCTAGGATTCTAGTTATGTATTGTAATTCTGTTGGTATCCCATGCCCGGCTATTCAAGCCGCGCTTACCCAATACGATTTTACACATCAGACGTCGACGTCTATGAAGTTTATCATGGCACAAAGAAATTATTTTGGTCAACACGAAATTATGGAAGCGTGATCCCAGAGATGTTCTATCTCTTCTTCTTTCAAAAAGAATTCCTTATTTTTAATTTTGATCTGTCTGAGTACATTTTCATACGCACAACCACCTTCATTTAAATCCCATAATTCGTTGTTTATTAAAATGTTTTTTTCTTCTTTTTGAACCATTTTGGCCATGTCGGCTTCTAGATAAATACCCATATAGTCCATAGAAATTCTGCATTGTGTGGGGGCTGTACCGTTATAGTCTAAACTTCTGGAAAGTTGTAACACGTCTGGTTTGATTGAACTCATTTCTCTTAGTACTTTTTCACGTTTCACGCGCAAATGTTTAGCTATGATAGTAGCAAATAGTAGAACGCAATGACTTTGATACATGTCTCCTATTATACCAACTGTGTCAAAGTAATTGACTCTTTCATTCATATCACCTGTTTCGTATATTTTGATTTTTATACTTTCTAGTCTAGCGGGTGTTCGAATATATTGTAAAATATCTTTACCCAGATAATGATCATTATATAACACCTTTATGTTATTGGTTTCAATAAAAGATTTGATTCGTTCAAAGTCGTATCTAGAGTGTCCGTGTGGTTTTTCGAGTATATAAGTTGGATCAACTATACCGAGATAAGGTTCCACATTTTCACAAAAGTTATGTGTGGGAATGGCCATGTAAGCGACTACATCTGTTTCATCTTTTAGATGATCCAAGTTCGCTACTTCCCGTCTTGATATCGGGGTGTATGAACACCCCAACTTCTTTAAACCGGGTATGATTCTAGATTGAGCCAGATGGCCCCTGGCACCAAACACTAAACAATGATTCATTAATCACTAATAGTAGACGAACATATTTTTTTTGCGGTGGTTTAAAAAAATAAAGCGTGATTACCATAAGTTGATGCAATGAAATATTGTACCGTGACGTGTTATATGACGAGAGGCCCAGAAATAGAGAGTGACAATCATACATGCGCCGAACGCAAACTTTTAAAACAATTATATAATGAGTGTATGAAGAGTGGGTATAAACCTCATCAATTTACATCGTGGTTACACAGAAAATATGGTGAGTTAATAGTATCGAGAAGAACTATATTTGGTGATAGTATATCTATGCCGTGTGTGATTTGTAGAAAATTTTTACAAAAACACGACGTTAGATGGATGGCACATGACGGGTGTAGATGGGTTCATAGCACAAAAACGGATGATTTACCAGTTTCTAGACCCACAAGAAAACAGATAGAAACTTTAGGATTTTGTAATTGACCTAAGTTCATCTCGAGACAGTATAAAAGTAAAGATGAACATCTTCTTTCTTTCGCTAGACCCCAAGGAGATCGCAGAACTATCTTGTGACCAACATGTGATAAAAATTCAACTCGAAATCTGTCAGATGTTGTACACCGCGTGGTTCTATTCTGGTGAAGAAGATATCGTACAAGCTAACGCCCCGTTTACCAAAACGAAGACTCGCAGGGGGTACAAGCCCGCCCATAAGAAACACCCCATGACCATGTGGATTGCTTCGAGTTTACAAAACTATTTGTACGCGTGTGATATTGGCATCGCTTTGAGTGATGAATACACTAAGCGATACGGTAAAATTCACACGTGCGCTGAACATTTGTATTGGCTTCGCGATAATCACCCTTCGTTTTTCGAAGAACATATCAGTGATACCGCATACTATTCAACTGAAGGTATTCCAGAGTGTATGCCAGAACAGTACAAAACTCCGAATGTGGTTGAAGCATACAGGCAGTATTATATCAACGACAAAGCACCATTTGCGCGATATAAAACTGGATGTCCATCTTTTATTGAGGGGTATGTAAGCTAATCAAGTATTACAAAGTCGTAAAATGTATTTATCTTGTATGTATTCACGAGATCTACGAATTTTCGTTCGTCTTCGTCGAGTGTTGTAAAGTTTAGTGTAGACTTGTGTATGACTTTTTTTAATGGTATGTTTACGTTATCGAAATAATTAAAAAGTTGTTGAATCACGTCTGGGTGTAACAGATCCATTCCCATCTTAAATTTAGTCGTAGAAAATGTGTACCTGTACCCATCATAGTCGAGAAGGTTTCCTTTAATAAATCGTTCCGTGGGACTCACGGGATTTTTACCTATTCTATCAGATTGATTTTCCGTTTCAAATAAAACGTTAAAACCATGGACGATTTTTTTTAAAAAATTTCGTTTAGAATCTGAAATCGACATTACTATTATACAGAAAAAAATTCTTAATAATAGTAATGATCACCTTAGCAGTGACGATACTTTTGATCGTACTGTTTTTGGTCTTGACACGAAAACAGCGATCAGAGTATTATGAAGAGGGTATAGGTCCGTCGGATATTGAGATGGGTCCTTCAGAAGATGCTCCAGT